CAAACGCTGGATTTGGCAGATCCTATGCGCCAAGCCCCAATGAAGTGAATTATTATTCTTCCACGACAACAACAGACGCTGCGCAGCGCAGCACAAGCGATACAAGGGCCACACAAGGCGGTTGCATAGGCTTAAGCTAGGGTAACCGCCTAACTGTTTCGATAGGCTTGTGTGGTCGTCATATCAAGCGCCATGACATGGGGTATTATGATACCGTCTCAATAGGTTAGTTAGCAGTTTGACTAAGTATTAAATGAACAACCGTTCAATAACTAGGGTCCGAATCATGTCAGTGGGGTATGCCAAATCGCCTCTCTCAGTCAAGCTAAAACATTCGTCCAGCCCCATTTAATCTTAATGTGTTGCATGAAGGACACACCACAAGCCCTTGATCCTAGCCTTAAAGGGCGTCGCACTTCGTGCTCACGATATGTTACATTTTGCATTAGGGGCTTGACATCCGATGGGACCCTTGGTATTATGCGCAGGTGATTCGGGGTGGTGGGGTATCCCCACATGAATCCAAAACAAGAAATTTGGTTCGGACTACCCAGAAGACAACTGTGACATTTTTACCACACTACACCGAGCAATGTTCCAAGCCAATGTTGTGACATTTGTGCAACACACGACAAAAAAAGATGTAGATTCCTAAATAATTCTTTCTTTAGTTATCAGTGACTTGTACGATTCATAGAAAAAAGTTACGTTTTGAGTGTTACAAAAGTCTGAAAATGAACTTATAGTATATTGAGAGAGAGACGGTAACTTAAGTTATAACGATAGTTACTGCTACTAAGTAGTATAACTAGTAGAGATGATGACTTAGGTTATAACTTAAGTTAGGGTCTCCTAGTGTTGTCTCTCTAAACAGTTTCCCTCTAGTAAGTAACCAAGACGTATGCAACCAATTTAGTTTGTCGTAAGGGTCTTGCTGATAGCTTACGAGAGGGATCAGTTACAAAGTAGAATCTGTTCTACCCACTTAAGTTACAGATTACTTGTCGTTAATAAAGTAGAAGTGCCGTAGGCGCAGGCGTAAGCTGAGCAGACTCATTAGGCGCTGGAACCAAAGGCAGGAACCTTAGTCACATGGCAGAGAAGCTCCCCTACTGTAAGCACGTTGAGAAGCATATCCTTGAGTGTATTCAGGGTGGTGTCGCTATCAGACAGATGCTGTCGTCCATGCAGCACCTTACCTATGCCCCACGTTCTCTATCTACCATGTACAAGACCTATGGTGATGTGATTGAGCGTGAGAGAGCTAGGATCAATGGTCTGGTTGGTAAGCGTGTGATTGACCATGCAGTTACTGGCGACATGGAGAACAAGTCAACTCAGTGGGCTGCTGAACTCTTCCTACGTTCCAAGGCTGGTTGGTCACCTACTTCCACTAACATTGAAGTTGAGCAAGAGACTGACCCAGATTTAGACGAGAGTGCAGCCGACACACTCTTGACCTTGCTAGGAATTAACCCCGATGAGACCCCAGAGGAAGATAACCGCTGACACCCTACGTCAGTTACCAGCCACTAAAGTCAAGCAACTATTTGAAGAGCTAGGTCCGATTAAGACTGAAGAGCTTAAGCATGACTGGAGCTTCTGGGCTAGGGACAACCAGCTAGAGCCTGAGGGTAAAGACTGGAACACTTGGTTTATCAATGCTGGTCGTGGTTTCGGTAAGACTAGGTCAGGTGTCGAGTGGGTAAGAGAGAACGTCAAGCGTGGTGTTAAACGTATCGCTGCTGTCGCTTCTACTAACTCTGACATCGAACGAGTTATGGTTAAGGGTGAGAGTGGTTTCCTGTCAGTCTGCTGGAAGGGTGATAAGACCTACGCTGGCAAGAATATGGGTTTCCCTGAGTGGTCTCCTACTAAGCGGACACTCACATGGGAGAATGGTGCGCAAGTACAGTTCTTCTCTGCTGAGGAACCTGAGCGTCTTCGTGGACCCCAGTTCGAGTTAGCTTGGTGTGATGAGACTGCTGCTTGGAATAAGGACATGGATACTTGGCAGATGCTACAGTTTTGTATGCGTCTCGGTAAACATCCCCGTATTATGGTCACTACGACCCCCAAGCCTACTAAACTAATCAGACAGATACTTAAAGACCCTAAGACTGTCGTTACGACAGGTTCTACCTTTGATAACTCTGCTAACCTAGCTGGAACTTACCTGACTGCTGTTAAGGAACAGTATGAGGGTACACGGATAGGTAGGCAAGAGCTTTATGCTGAAGTCCTAGAGGAAGCCCAAGGCGCTCTGTGGACCACAGCCATGCTGGACGATGCCTCAGTTAAGCTAGAGGATGTCCCTGACCTCACCCGTATTGTCGTTGCACTTGACCCCGCTGTTACCTCTAATGCTGAGAGTGACATGACGGGTATTGTTGTTGCAGGTATTGATGTGAATGGTGTCGCTTATGTCCTTGGTGACTATACCGACAGGCTTTCACCACAGGGTTGGGCTATGAAGTCCATTGAGCTTTACCATCAGTTCCAAGCTGACCGTATCGTGGCTGAGGTCAACCAAGGTGGTGACATGGTCAGAACCACTATTCATGGTGAAGATGAGACCGTCCCCTACAAAGCTGTTAGAGCCTCTCGTGGTAAGTATGCCCGTGCTGAACCTATCTCAGCTCTGTACGAGCGTGGTCTTGTCAAGCATGTTGCTAACCCTGTCAACGGGGCTAACCTGAACGAGCTTGAGCAACAAATGAGAGTCTGGGAACCACTGGGTTCTATTGGCTCTCCTGACCGTCTTGACGCTCTTGTGTGGGCAATCACTGACCTTTCCTTGAACGGTTACACAAAACCTAAGTTATCTCTTGTGTATAGCAGCAACAAGGGCTTGTCCAGATAAACATGAAAGAAATGCGTAGTCATGGTAAACAAACTCTCTGAAGCTGCTGCCAAGTCTACCCTTGGTGTCGCTGGCGATAACACTTACAATGGTCAAATTCGTGCTGACGAGTTCCTCCCTGAGCTTCGTGGTAAGAAGGCTATCCGTAAGTATCGTGAGATGCGTGATAATGATTCTACGGTGGGTGCAGTCTATGTACGCCGTTGAGCAAATCCTTCGTGATGTTGACCTTCACGTTAAAGCTGCTAACGACACACCTGCTGCCCAAGTCGAGAAAGAGTTCGTCGAGAGTGTCCTGCATGACATGGACCACACACTTGATGACCACATCGCTGAGGCACTAGGTTTTCTGTCGTATGGGTTCGGTTGGTTCGAGGTCGTCTACAAGCGTAGAGTTGGCCCCACTAGCCGTAGCGAAAAGAAGCGTTCTAAGTTCACTGATGGTCGTATTGGTGTCCGTAAGGTTGCCTCTCGTGCGCCTTGGACAGTTAGCAAGTTTGATGTGGACACAAAGACAGGTGAGGTTCTTGGGGTAGAGCAAGACGTAGGCTTTATGAATGGCCGCAACTACATCCCCACTAACAAGTCCTTGTATTACCGCACTACCAGCTTGAATGGTGATCCCTCTGGTCGTTCCATCCTGCGTAATGCTTATACGTCCTACGAGTACCTGAACAACCTACAGGCCATTGAGGCTATCGCTGTTGAGCGTGAACTTGCTGGTATCCCAGTTGCTCGTATTCCCTCGGAGTATCTGTCAGGTGACGCCTCTGCTGCTCAGTCAGGTTTCGTTAGTAACCTACAGCAAATCCTGCGTGATGTAAAGTTCAACGAACAAGGCTACATTATCCTCCCAAGTGACGCATACCCTGATAAGGATGGTGCGCCTAGTAACGTCCGCTTGGTAGACATCGAACTCATGTCGTCTAACGGGAGCCGGAACATTGACATTAACCCTATCATTAATCGTTATCAGCATGACATCGCTCGTTCTATGCTGTCTGAGTTTCTTCTTCTTGGCACATCAGGTGGCTCTTACGCCCTGTCCAAGTCGAAGACAGACCTGTTCCTCCGTGCGCTTGAGAGCTACATCCAAGCAATCGTAGATGTTCTCAACAAGCAGTTGGTAGAGCGTCTGTGGGAGTTGAACGGTCTGAACTATGATCTGATGCCTACCATTGTCGCTGGTGATGTTGCACCACACGATCTTCGTGAGATTGCCTCGTTCCTTCGTAACCTTAATGGTGCAGGTATTGATGTGTCGTCTCATCCAGAAGTCATCAGTGACCTTATGGGTATTGCTGAATTAAACTACGATCCTGAAGCTGGTGTTCAGTCCACACAGGAACTTACACAACAGGAAGATAACTAATCATGGCAACTCTTGATAACCGAGTGTTTGACAACGGCCTGACCGTTCTTGACACAGAAGCTAACAAAATCCTCATTACCTCGCAAGAGGCTACAACCTTCACTGAGGCCAATGCTACCTATGCCTTGGGCAACAGCACAAGCCTGTCCATCGGTGCGCCCGCAGATCGCGATGGCGGTGGACGTGAGGTTGTCGTGGCTGCTATCACTGACGGCTCGGTCACTGGCACTGGCACTGCAACCCACTACGCCATTGTGGACACTGTGAACAGCCGCCTGCTGGCAACAAGCACCCTGACAGCATCGCAGTCTGTCACATCGGGCAACACGTTCACACTGTCGTCTGTCGCCATCGGAATCCCTGATCCTGCTTAAAGGTTAACTAAACAATGGTCACTCTCGTAAATAGAGCAAAAGTATCCACTGCTACAACTGGCACTGGCACAATCACGCTTGGCTCTGCTGAGAGTGGCTACCAGACCTTTGCTGATGCTGGCGTGGTTGACGCTGATGTGGTTCGCTACGTCATTGAAGATGGCACAGCTTGGGAGATTGGTTCGGGCACCTATACGGCCACTG